GGTAGAGTTTTCAAAAAATACTACAAGTCTTTGGCCGACAAAGCCGGCAGAGACTATCTCGTCATTAGTCGGAGCATCGTTTCGGCCACCCTTGCCAAATACACCGGATAGCTCAGGGTCAAACCAGCCTTGCGATGTGGTAGGTGTTACCCCGATTGCGCTCCATCTCGCCCTTTGCGGATGGCGTGTGTTAGACGTGCCTTCAACGGTGTTAAGCAATACAATGCGCTCTTGGTACATAAAGACCATTAAAGCACCTTTAACAGCCGTTGGAGTGCCTGCTGCGTCAAGGTCTAGATCAGGGTCAGAAATAACACTTCCATCATAGACTTTTACACCACCGGTTGCCGGAGATCCTGCCGACAAAATAGAATTGTCGACTATCCAGATAAAATCTCCATAAGTTGCCGTATGAATTAAATTTGTGCTGTTCCAAAGATCGTAATTGCTTGAACCATCATCAACATTTTCAAAATAGTCGTTAGTCGTTACCCACTTGCTCATTCTGTAAGAATCAAAAGCTAAAAGGATATCACCGCCTGAATAGCGATCATATTTTTTAATCCCCCTTGTGGCTCTTGCGTGTTCTGTAGAGTAATCGGCTGTTACTGTTCCTGTAATTGCTCCGCTAAATGTAACATCTATTGCACCTGTAGAATAATCAATTGTATTTGTGCCACCTGCGTCTACATCGCCTGTAAGATTACCCTGACCATCATCTCTGACAACTTGCGCTCCACCTGAGTCATAAATTTTTAAAGAGCGTCTTACAATCACCGGATTAGCAAGTGTAATTGTATATTGATTACCACCGGGGTTTGCAAAGCCGGTCTCTCCGCTTGTGATATCGCCTAGCTGGCCAAATACACTTTGCCCAGGTCTTTTGATAAATTTACCTCTTCTAAGATAGCAGTTATTAAGCTCGGTGACTGCTTGCTCGGAGCCTAGCCATGCCTCAGAGTAATTTTCTAAACCCTCTCTAAAATCTGCTATCAAAAAAGGCTGGTAAGACATTAGCCATCCTCGTTTTTACTTATTAAGGCATTTTGAATCGTTTGAAAATGTTTCATTTCTATAAGCTTTCTTTCAGCTTCAATCATAAAATCTTTAGTCTGTGTAATGGTTTGATCGAGTTTTGCGTTAGTCTTTGCCTGTTCGTTTCTTGCTTGCTCATGGCTTTGTTGTAAAGCAATCGCTCGGTTGTAGTATTCTTGCTGCATAAGCAAGCTTCTAACCGGAGCGCAATCTTCGATTAAATCCCGATCACCTGTTGTAGACTCCCACCAAGTTTCAACAAGAAACGGACATTCTTTGCCGTAGGCTTTAAAAAATGGGCATTTCTCTTTTTTACAAGTGCCTTTTACAGTCATGTAAAACCTGCTTTACATTAGCTCGGCTGGCAAATAATGCCGACTCTTGCTTTTGGTCTCCATGTTGAGCCATGCGAATGAGCAGCCGCAGCTCCTCCGCTAGTCAATGTCGTGCCGGTCTGTGGGTTTGAACTTGAAAAACCCCAGTTTGAAGATCCGGAGCCTCTTTTAATATCCTGTGTCGCATTGGTCGCATGCGAATGCGGAGGAATCTCTGAAGTTGTTAAAGCATGGCCTGGCTGTGTCCATGTTCCGGCTGCTGCTCCACCTGTTGTATAGGTAGAACCGCCTTTAACGGCTAAAAGCTCATCGCTCGGGCCGGCAACAATTGTGTAGCCGCTTGGAGCTGCGTTTTCGTAAAACCATATTCTTGCTCCTGCCGGTATGGTATGTAAAACCGTTCCGGCTGTTAGCTTAGCAGAACTTATGCAAGTTTCTATCTGTGTCCAGTTCTCTCTTATGTATTCAGCACCTTTTGCAATGGTTGTGCTGCCTGCCGGCTCTGATACTCTCCATGTCGCCATTTTACCACCTCGGCATTGATCTTTGAGTGTTTAGGACTTGTTCTTGCTTAAAGCGGATATTATCAAGTTCCAGCTTCTTCTTTTGTAAAATTTCGCTAGCTCTTTCGGTGTTTCCGTTTTCCATAAGAATTTCAAAAGCTGTGCCATATGATATCAGCGGACCCCACTCTTCCCTTACCGGTGTATCGCTATCATTGGCAAAGCTGGTCGGCCTTGCAAATACCGGTATCTTTACCGAATAAACAGTATCGGGAGGAGGATTAAACTTTAGCTCCCTTGCATAGAAAAGAGCTTCAGTCGGCCTTGATTGTGTATAAGTGCTAGTTTCCGGCCATCTTGAAAACCACTCATGAGGATCAAAGTAGATATCAAAAGGGTAGCCGTCAATCCAGCCATCGCCCGATATCCATACATAAGAATCATCGTCAAAGCTTTCCGAATCATCTCCGGCACTTGTAGAAAATTCCCAATAATCCTCTAGCTCAGGAGGATGAGCTTCCAAGACAAACTTGTAAAAATAGTATCGGTTAATCGCCTCTTCAAGGTCTGCCTCAGACAACTGATTGACGCTTTTTAGTCCGACAATATTTCTAACTTTTGTCTTGATGTCTCCAAATGTCCAGAAATTACTAGCCATTACAATCTATGCCTTTCAGGTCTTGGAATTTTATATCCTACTGGTCGCTCAAAGCTTTTTGTAACTCTAAACTCGCAGCGTGTTTTTACTTCTTTAACTCTTTTGACACCTTTTTTGCCTACTCTGTCTTCAGCTCCATCTCTTACCCATTCAAACTCGGTGTATTTGAGAGTGTTTAAATGGTCGGCAATATATTCCGGAATCTCGCAACGCTCGCCATCTTTGATAGCAAAACGGTCTTTATTGTAGCTAAAGGCTAAAATGCCGCCTTCATGCTCACGGTTGATAAAGACACCTTCTACCCAGGGAACCATTTTTTCATTTTTTTTTGGCTTTACAGCTTGCTTTGCCTCTTGTTTACTCAAGGCTTTCTTTTCCTTGGCAATTTGCTTTTCCAATACTTTGCGCTCGTTTTCCAGTTTGTACTGTTCTAATGCTTCTATGTTAATTTCTGGCATATTTCCTCGATGGATAAATTACATGTAATTGGATTGATTGTTTCTTTTGACCTTGCTTTTCTTTGAAGCAGGTTTTTTGCTTGAGTTTTTCATGCCATTTTTTTCTGGTTTTTTGGGCATCTTCATATCTTTCATCTTTGGCTTTTTAAGCATATTTTTCATGACTCTCTCCTTTATTTTATAGGAGGGGATTTCTCCCCTCCCAAGCTAACTTAACCAATATCGCCAAGATCTGTAATATCTTGGTCGAATAAATAGCAGTATACTTTCAATACATCGCCATCAGCACCGACAACGGATGTACCTAGGGTTACCCCATGTCCACCACTTGCTTGTACTAATTGGCTTTGGTTGTAAGCATTTCCACCGGATGTATAAGCTGTAAAGCCGGATGAATCTACATCAAGGCTTGCAGTTGTGCTTGAAGGAACTGCAAGAATCTTGTAAAGATTCTCGTTAAGTTCTGTCATTCCAACTACATCACGAATGCGAACATAGTCGCCTGCTGTCCAATTGGCAGTAGAACCGACTGTGATTACGCATGGATTTGCTTGAGTAGCAGCGCTCATCGCTTCTGAAATATCAGTCATGGCAGCTGTTGAATAAGCTGACACACCGTTAGAAGTAATGATCTCGCTGTTAACTTCACCGTCTCCGGTTTTGCGAGCGTAAGCATAGCCGGCAGCCATGCTGTCATCCCACAAAAACTCAACATTAGTGTTATCAGTTGCGAATTTTGTTACGTTGACAATTCTTACCAAATTAGGCTGGAATCCAACGATTAAATTATAAGCAGCTCCACCCGATGTGAAGGTGAAAGCCTTAGAAACTGCTTGTCCCATTTTCTACCTCCTAAGCGTCAAGTGTTGCTCTCATGTTAATTAACCAGCTGTCGTTCAAGATTTTCGCAGCAAAGAATGCTTTCCAACCTTGAGTGCTGTATTGCCATAATGGGTTAGACGTACCGCCCGATTTTGCATCGTTAAAGATATGGCTAATAGTTCCTGTTGAATGTTCAACAGTACCGTAAGCATCTCTACCGCATGCAAAAAGGTTGTATACATCAGGGCTGCCTGCTGTAATAGAACCCAAAGAGCTTAAAAGGATACGCAAGTTGCGAATCTGCCCAACTTCACCTGTCATTACTCTTCTACTGTCAGAGTATTTGCTTGCAGGTAGGAAAGCTGGAATTTCTTCAAGATCAACTTCAACATCAGTGTGTCCAAGTAACCAAAAAGAGCTGCGAACTGGCTGTGTGCCGTCACGAGCTTCTCCGGGGATCATTGGCTCATACATAATGGCATCAGCACCTTTAAGCTGCTTAACCACTTCGGAGCAGTCTTTAGCAGTAATCTCGGTAGGTGTGTTGCCGTTAGTTCCGTACTGGCAGTTGTAAATGGAAGCTGTAGACTCAAGAACACTACGTGTAATCTCGTCCATAGTTTCACCCAACTGTTGAGCAAGAACTGGCATATTGTCATTCAAAGTTGGAGACTTGACAATGTATTGCACTTTGTCTGAAACAGTTAGAAAATCACCATACTGTGAAAGCTTAACTGTTTGGTCTACAACATTAAGTTTAGAACCTGCTGGAGGAACTCCCTCGGACAGAGGAACTGTCGCAGTAGGAAGATTTTGAATGCGTCTCCATCGCATTTGGTCGGATTCCTGATCGGGCTGACGAGCCTTTTGAGCAGGAATCTCATGAATTAAAAACGGTTTCGCCCTAGCCAAAAGCTGACGATTAAAATAAATGTCTGGCTGTGGAGAAACGTTGCTTGTAGTAGTTACGTTTGGCATAACTAGTACCCCTCTTTTTTAAGTTTAACCGCCCATTGCGTAGCTATCACCCATGGCAATGATTTCCGCATCGCTCATGTTTTCCCATTGGCTCGCTCGGTTTAAGGAAGCGGAGCTTCCCATGCCGGCTACGGAACCAGGCTTGGACATGTTGTTAGCAATCCTTTGCGCTGAGGGATTACTAGCTTCTGCCAACTGGTCTTTGTAGTAAGCTGCGCTGTTAACGACAGCTTCATAAGCATCTGACCATGGAGTCGATGAGTTCATGATCGCTTGCTTTTGGGACTTGGTTAAATATTTTTGATACGTTTCTATTTTCTTCTTAAAATCAGGATCTTTTGCTTGAACCTGCACCATATCAATAGTGGACTGCATCTCACGCTCTTTCTTTCCTACCACGTCATTTACATAGCGTTGTAAGTCCGAAATTTCTGCGTAGTCAGACGCTTCTTTATCCCCGAAGAAATTCTGCTCCTGGCTTTGTTGAGGTTGAGCAAAGCTGCTCACCTGATTTTGCAAAGCATAGAGTTGATCTCTTAATTGAGAGTTTTCTTCTTTCATTTTGGAAAGCGTCTCATTAGCCTGCTTCCAATTATGATCTTGTGCGGATTCATAAGACCCATTCTCAGCGGCGACCTGAGTATTTTCGCCCGACATTTCGCCACCGTCGACATGGCTGCTTTCGACCGTTTGTTCTGCCATTTCTGGCTGTACTTCTTCTTCTTGCATTAGTACCCCTTAATGCAGTTTTTAAGCCTCTACGGCTTTTAATTTTCGTGTGTAGTCCAGTTCGCCTTTACCATCTAAAGGCATGTAGTTGTACATATCTGTGTTTACGGTATCCGGAGGGAATACCATGCCTTCTATCCTTCCCTGCTTCCAGTTCACATAAAAGTGAATCGTATTGGAAATTGGCTGTGGCTTTACATTGGTAGCTGTCCAGCCGTTGCGGATAACATTGGCTAAATACATGTCCGGCTTTTGCTGGAAAATTAACCAAAATTCATCCCATCCCTGATCTTTCCTAACTTCCTTGATCTTCTCGTGTAGCTCATTTGCGAAGATCTCATTGCTCATCTCCTCGATGAGGTTTCCTACTTCAAAGGTCACTTGGTATCTGTCCTTCCATTGTGATTGGCAATTCAGGAATTGCTTGCTCTGTAGCGTCATAATTGCCGGTAACAGCTACTTGCGCCATGGCTCTTTGTGATGATTCCTGCACGTCTTGCCTGTTTTGTTGTC